CTCAATTCGTATAATGCCTGTGCCTCTTGTTCTAATTGTTTCTTTTCTTCGGCTGCTTTTTTTGCTTCTGCATTTGCGGCTATCTCCGCTTCCTTTGCTTTGATCTGAGCATCTATTTTAGCCTGTTGTTGCTTTATTAGTTCTTCTGTATTTTTACGCCGCTGGTCTGCCTCGTCTTGATATCGTTTCATGGAGGCTTCCATTCTGTCCTGGTCGGCTTTATCTTCCGCCACCTTTTGTGCCTCCAGTTCTGCGAGTTCAGCCTTTAATTCGTTAATCTTTTCTACGCTTGATGCCTGTACCTTGATTCCGAAGATTGTACCTTTTGACCCGCCACGCTCCTGTATCTTTTCAAGTGCCTCTAATTCTTTCCGTGTCTTCTCTATTTTCTGTTGTGTCGAGCTACCGAATAGGGCATCCCCCACGGCCCCTAACCCCACCCACGCCGCCATGAGAGTGCCGGATTCTTCTTTTGCCAGCTTCATTACTGCAAGGGTTTCGTTTAGCCAGGGGATAAGACTAAGAGCCAGGCCCCTGCCCGCCCCCTGTGCCGATTTCATCAAAATATCAAGTTGATCATTGAAGTAGGCGGCTTCGAGGGCGGTCTTGGTGGAGATAACCAGCCCCATCTCTTCGGCCTTTTTCTGCAACTGTTCGATCCCGTCCCGGCCACCGTTCAGCATGGGAATTAGTTCTGCCCCGGCCCGTCCGAAGATGTCCATTGCATAGGCGGTCTTCGCTGCGCCGTCCTCCATCTTGGAGAATCGGGTTGCAATGTCTTTCATAACCTCTTCAGAGCTTCGGAGAGTTCCATCAGAGTTCGCAACCTTGATATTCAGATCCTCAAAGGCATCCTTGGCTTCTCCAATGCCCTTGCTCACGTCATACATATTCTGAGAGAGCTTCTTTGTGCCCTTCGCTACAGTTTCAAGGGTTGTGCCGCCCTGGGAGGCTACAAGGGCCATAGAGGATAGATACTCGGAGGTGGTGCCGGTGGCCTGGGCCAGCTTCCCCATTTCATCGGCGACGGTGATCTGCTTCTTTATGAACGCAACAGAGGCGGCTATTGCAGCGGCAACGGCATAGCCAGCGTATCTATTCAAGGCGGTAGCGGCTTCGGTAAATTTTTTCCCAACCTTCCCCATGGCCGCGGACATGCCCGTGGCGTTCTTCTGCACGGCGTCCTTGGCCTTCTTCATGTCAGAGGAAAACTGTGCGTGACCGGCACTTAGCTCGGCTCTAAGGGCTCCTATGGGTTCAGCCATGCTATTTACCCCTTCCGAAGTATGCTTTCATTTCCTGTTCCAATCCCGGCCGTTGCGTCTTTCGTTTCTTCCGGCTCAATGACTCAAATTTCGGCAGCTTCTTCGCCCTCGTGAACGCCGCTATCATCCATGCCTGTTTATCCGCCCGCTCAATGAGGGCTTCCATCGCAATGCGGGTCTGATACGGCGTCAGATGCCAAAATTCCTGCGGAGAAACACCCGCAAGCACCGCCGAACGATACGCCTGATCCATCCAGTCATGGTCTGCTTTTTTTTTACGTCACCGTCGGGGACAGGCTGATCACCGAAGTATGCAAACTTGAGAGCCTCCTGCACGTCATTAGCGAAGGGAATCAGCGGGGGCGATAACTCCATGATCTTTTCCGGGGTCATCTCAGGGTGACGCTCACGCAGTCCAGCGGATCCGACATAGGCAACTGTTTCAGGATCGAAAAGATTCGGACTATCACCATACCTCCCCGCTACCTCGGCGAGTGCCGCCCAGGAATAACGGAGATAGTACGGCTTCCCTGCAATGTCTGTTCGCTTCACTCCCGTGATCATGACAATGTCATAGCCCCGGTCCGACGGATCGTGATAGTACCGCTTACTTTATCATCCACTGCGCCGCTGTTGTTGATGCCCGTCACGTAGCCGGTGAAGGTATGGTAGGAGCTGTCAGAGTACGTGATTTTGAAGGTCTTGCTCGTATCTGCCGCCCGTGCCGATTCAGCGGCCAGCAATCCCGTATCATCGGACGTCCAGTTGATATTAAAGGGCACGTCCACATTCCGGGGGATACCGGGGATCTCCTCCTGCCGGGTCGATCCAAGCGTGGTGTACTCGATCATATTCTTGGTGTCGCTCGGATTATCCCAGTCAAGGATGTCCCCGATTTCTGTGTAAGATTCCGGGGTCATGGTCGCCGAATCGATGTTGTCCGTGATTGTGAGGTCGGTCGAGTCCAGAGCAATAGCGAATGTGTCGTCCGTCTTGTAAAGTACGACGTAGGTATTGCCGTTGATACTCGCCGCATCGTCGCCAGCGAAACTCGCAGCAGTCACAACATCACCGTTGCTCAATCCATGACCAACAGCCGTTAATATGGTGGGATTGGCCAGGGTAATATCGGTAATCGTTACCGCCCCGCCCGTCCCGGTGGACATTTCCAATTTGGTTCCTTGCGCTTCTGTCATATCAGACATTGCTTTTTCCTCCTGTTTTTGTTGCTATTTATTCATCACACCAGATCATGTAATCCTGACTGATGCGGTAAATCTCTATTTCGCTTTCATAAATATCCCGCTCACTATCGATGAGGCATGATCCAATACGCGTGCCCGCCGCCGTGCCCCTGTAGCCGTCTAATGCTTCCCTGATCGCATTTGCGAGAGCCTTCGCGCCTGTATATGTTTCGGCGAAGGCGTCCAGTTGGAAGCGGGGATGTGCCATGCCGGACGGCCCCTGTAATACGTGGTCCCGTTCGCCCGAAATTCTGGTGTAGAGGATCAGGGGATATGTCGCGTCTTGCGGGATCATGACCGGCCAGCAGTGCGTCGTGATCGCCTTTACGGTCGCATCGTTCACTAATATGTATCTGATTGCCTGCTCGATCATTTCATCAGCCCCGCCCGCTGTTTCGCTGTAAGCGTACCTTTCGCGGCTTTGCGCGCCAAAAGTCTTGCCGACTTCTGCAACGCTTTCCAGATTTCGTCTTTTAATATGTCAAGGGACACCTTCTTCTGGCTGTCCCATGCCTGCCGCAAGAATGGCATCGGTTGGATATAGCCACGGTAAGCGCCCTTCTTTGTGTAGCGCTCAGCAGTTCCGAATTCGAACAGATGAGCCAACGGATGGCTGCTTCCGACATATGCCGTCACCCGTGACCTGTCCTGCCTGCCCCGCTGTGAGCGTTTAAGTGAGGTGCCGACTTTGATTGATTCAACGATGTCTTTGTTATCCATCGGTATCCCACGAGCGTTTTCTTGTGCTCGATCTTTTATCGGCATAGCGGCTTTTTTGAGAGCCTTCCTGACGACCCCTTTCTTCATGCTCATGGTCGGGAGCTTTTCAAGTGCTTCCATTGTTTCCTTGAGGCCGTGGATTTCAAACCTAAATGCGGGCTGTGCCATTATTCGCCCCTCGCTGATACTATTAATTCAATGCCCTCTTTACGGCCAAGCTCCAGTTGCGCCTGTATGTCATATTCCCTGCCGTCTGCATCCACCACCCGGATCATGGGCGTAATATCAGAGCGATAGCGGATCCGATATTTGCAGGCAATTTTCGCGATGGTCTGTTGAGCGCTCCATCTCTCATCACCTCTCAGTTCTAACCGCTCCGCCCATTCCTGGTATGACCGGATGACCGGCTTCACCTTGTTGTCTGCATCCAGTTCCGTCGCCACTGCTGCCGTCCAAACATCCCCCACGGTACATCCAGTATAAAAGTGATTCGTTTCAGTGGCCGTGATCTGATAGAGCGTGCCGATAGTCAGAGTGCCGGTAGCTTTCTCAGCGCCTACCATACAGAGCGGTATCCACGTCGTGATCTGCTCCCCGAAGTCGTTTGTTGTGTTCGACTCCTGATAGAGCGATATAATTCTATCCATGCGGCCTGCTCTCATCAGTCAAACTCCGTCCATATAACGTATTGCCTCAAGAGCGAGTCTATGGCATCCTGTATCCTGGTTACTGATACACCCATAGCCACCTCCCCCCGATTTTCGTAGAGGTCGGAAATTTTAAGGAGCATTGCAGATTTGAGGTTTTCCGGTACGTCCGCCGCTTCATCACCATAGCCACAGACAAACTCAATCTTGATGGGCTTGTCCGGGTAGAGTGTTCCCGACGGCCACGATTCATCGGGTTGCAAAACCAGCCGCCCCGGTTCACTCACAATATCCGTGTCCACCGTCGAGAGCGTATTGTCGTAATCGTCGTCGTCTTCAAGCCGATACGTTACTGTTGCCGATTGCAGGGGGGGATAAGGAAGTCTGATTTCTTTGCCGCACGGCCATTCGTCCAGGTACAGCGTCTTCGTCTGTGTGATAAAAGCCCGGCCCGTTTCCTGTTCCGCTTGTGTCCTTGCAACTGTTATGAGCCTGTTGAGCAGATCATCTTCGGTCGTGTAGGCCGCCGCCTCTGCGTCAGTGGTGGCAAGCCGCAGGTGGATTTTGACTTCGGCTTTCGTGACCGGCTCAACGTCTGGAGCTGTTTTCGTCGTGATTCTCATGTCATCCATCCCCCTCACAGCAGCTGCATCCCGAGCACTGCCACCATTCCGCCGATGATCCCACCGGCGAAGGAAAGCCATTTGTTCCATCTTTCCAGTGCACGCATACGGCAGTCGATCGATTGCAAGGTCTCAAAAACAATCCAGTCGCGCTGTTCCTGCGGCGTTTTTCCCCATGTCTCTCTGGTCACGATAAATCCAGTTCCGGTCGTCATATCCGCAGACCCCCTTATGCGTTCAGATAGTATCCGCCGGCCACCAAGGGGCGCCACCCTGTTTCCTGTATACTGCTGGTTGATATGTAGTATCTGCCATATTTTATTCCTCCATCTCCGGTGGTTGCCCCCTAAAGGGCCGGGTTAAAAGTTACAGCGGGGGAGCATCCAGCGGATGACCCTTGACAACGCCGATTGCCATCGGACAGGATACGGTCCCGGTTTCAGTTACGACAAG